ATTGGTACTCTGGTGTTGGTGGCGGAAGTGGAACTGGAAGTATACCATTAAGTTATTTTGGTATTGTTAATAAATCACAAGGTGGTGTAGCTTTATCTATTGCTCATACAACTAACAATGTTGGTATAGGAACTACTGCTCCTAATGCACTATTACACGTCGGAGATACAGCCGCTGAAGGTAGTGCTGCAAATCCTGCGATACAAATTGGTGGTGCTACAACTTATAGATTAGGTATGTATACAACTGCTGAAGGTGCTATAATTGATAATGCAAATGGTGATGATGGATTACAATTCCATACTAAAGTCAAAGGTGAAGCCATGCGCATTCTATCTAACGGCAATGTTGGTATCGGAATAACTGCTCCAACAGCATCTTTACACGTAGCTAAACCAAGTGTAGCTTTAGGTTCTCAACCATCAACCGTTGCAATATTTGATTCAACTGGTACTGATGGTGTAGCACAGATTAGAGTTCAGCATCTTACAGCTAACACAGCTGCGGCATTAGGTGCAGGTATAGAATTTATGGTAGGTGAGGGCACATCTGGCTCTAATACTAAATCTTCATACATTCGACAAAGAGGTGCTGGTCAATTTTCACTGGACTATATTGCTGATAGAAATCATTCATTCTATGTAGACCATCATGACAACGATTTAACAGGGACTGGTTATAACGATAGAGGAACACTTGCACTTGATATAAAAGAGAGTGGAGACCTTGAGCCTAAATATAATTTAAATGTACTTGAAAATATCAAACAAAACGGTACTACAATCGTAGATACAAGTAAGCGTGTATATACATCATCTGCTTTATATTTTAATAGTGCAAATAATAGTAGTCAGATTGCAGTAGACTCAACAGTTAATTTGAGATACATGGGAGATGGAATACATATCTTCCAAACATATTCCGGAAGTTGGGGCACAAGAGCTGAAATAACTGATAGTGGTCTTAATATGGCTTCAGGTACTGATATTCGCCATAACAATACTGTAGTACTAAATGGCAGTAGATATATTGCAAATGTAGATAGATTATATTTAGGTAGTACAAATAATTTTAATGGTAATTACTTATCTATGGACGCGTCTAAACTGATGGTGAATGATGGTTGTGATATTCAGTTATTCAATAGTTCTGATACAGGAAATGGTAGTGTACATTTACCAAGAGATGGAATGATATCATTCTATGGTAATTCAAGTTTATTCCATTCTATTAGTGCACAGAACAGTGATTCATTAAGAATTAATTCATATGCTAAAGTAGATATTAATCTTGACTCTAATGGTAATGATACATCTGCAGACTTTACAATTGGAAGGCATGCTGGAGCATCTAGTGCATTTGGTACAAGTGATATATTATTTAGAGTATTTGAAAACGATGGAGATATTGTTGCTAAGGCAGATGTGACTGCATTTGGTTCTTTTTCAGATAGAAGATTAAAGGAAAATATAAAAACAATTGATAAACCTATTGAAAAGGTAATGACATTATCAGGTGTTACATTCAATTATAGAGATACAGGTAAAAAATCAACAGGACTTATTGCACAAGATTTAGAGGAAGTATTGCCAGAAGCAGTATATGAAACTCCAAAAATAGATGGAAAAGAAGATGAAAAAGTTAAAGCAATCAGATATGGTAATACCGTAGGATTGTTAGTTGAAGCTATAAAAGAGCAACAAACTATTATAAATAGATTAGAGGAAAGAATTAATACTCTAGAAAAAGAGAGAGAATAATGGCAAAACCAAATAGTAAAGACACATTAAAAGACTACTGCTTAAGAGCTTTAGGTGCACCAGTTATAGAAGTAAATATTGACGATGATCAACTAGATGATAGAATAGACGAAAGTTTACAATTTTATCAGCATTATCATCAAGATGCTATTGAAAAGTTTTTCCTAGTACACACTGTTACATCAGCTGATATCACTAATGGATATATTCCAATTAATGATTTAATTACAGATGTAATTAGACTTCTGCCTTTAAATGACACTGAGTCAGGTGATAAAATGTTTGACGTAAGGTATCAAATACATATGAATGATATGTATAACCTAGGGTTTATGGGAAGCCTATCTGAATATGTTATGAGTATGGAATACTTAAACTTATTAGATATGGTTGTTGATTCAGATGAAAAGCATATTAACTTTGAAAGACATAAAGACAGATTAACTATTCATATGGATTGGTCCCAGGAAGTTGTAGTAGGTGATAAACTTGTTATTGAAGCGTATCGTATTATTGACCCAGATACATATACACAAGTGTATAACGATTATTATTTAAAGAAATACGCAACAGCACTTATTAAAAAACAATGGGGTTTAAACCTATTAAAGTTTGAAGGAATGCAAATGCCAGGTGGTGTTACATTTAACGGAAGACAATTATATGATGATGCTATAGCAGATTTAGAAAGATTAGAAGAAGAAGCAAGACTCAACTGGGAAGCACCAGTTGATTTTTATACAGGATAATATATGCCAAGAAATGTATATTTCAGTCAGGCGGTAAAGTCAGAGCAAAATTTATATGAAGATTTAATAATAGAATCTTTAAAGATATATGGACAAGATGTCTATTATATACCTCGTACTTTAGTTAACCGCGATAATATTTTAGGAGAGGACCCTGCCTCTAGTTTTGACGACGCCTATTTAATTGAAATGTATTTTGAAAATGTTGAAGGTTTTGAAGGAGATGGCGATTTATATTCTAAGTTTGGATTAGAGATTAGAGACGAAGCCACATTCGTGGTATCACGTAAACAATGGAATCAGTCTATTGGACGTTTTGATGATAGAGTAAATCCAAGGCCACAAGAAGGTGATTTAATATTCTTACCTATGACAAACTCATTCTTTGAGATTTCATATGTTGAAGATGATTCACCATTCTTCCAGCTATCAAATTTACCTACTTATAAAATGAATTGTAGATTATTTGAGTATAATGACGAAGAATTTGAAACGGGTGTAGATGCTATTGATGATAAGATATCACAAAACAGTTTCCAGGTTGTAACGGATGTATCTGTTACGGGTGGTAACCATCCTAAAGTAGGAGAAGTACTAAGACAGACTCAAGTAGCCGCGGTGGGAGATACTCCAGCAATCGTGGTATTTGGAGAAGTTGCTTCAAGAGATAAAGTTTCAGATACAGTAGGTAAACTATATTTACAAAATGTAGGTGTCACTGGTTCTAATGATGCAAGAGATTTTATTGTATCGGCAACTCAACCTTTAGTAGGTGATGAATCAGGGTATAGTGTTAATATAACTAAGATATACGGATTAGGCGATACATCAGGTGAAGCATTCATTACTGATGGCGCAGCTGAGAATATAGCCTTTGAGGCCTTTGAGTCAGGATTTATGGATTTCAGCGAAAGTAATCCATTTGGAGAACCTTAATGTTTGGAGATCATTTTTATCACGCTACAATGAGAAAGTCCGTTGCGGTCTTTGGTACTTTATTTAATAATATAAAAGTAATCAGACAAAAAGCTGGGGGTGGTGTACTTAATCAAGTTAAAGTACCACTTGCTTATGGACCAAAACAAAAATTCTTAGCAAGATTAGACCAAGAGACTGGTTTTGATGCTCCGTTAGCCATTAAGTTGCCAAGGATGGCCTTTGAGATTACTAGTTTAGAAATAGATACAGCTCAAAAATTACAAAAAAGAAATATTATTAGTGAATCACATGGCAGTGATATTACGAAAAAGAAAACAATTAAACACTATACCTCATATAATATAGGCATGTCATTATATGTAATGGTTAAGAACCAAGATGACGGATTACAAATAGTAGAACAAATATTACCATTCTTTCAACCTGAATATTCTGTAAGTATTAAACCCGTAGATGGATTTGATCATAAACAAGATGTACAAGTAATTTTAGGTGGTGTAAATATAGATGATCAATACGAAGGTGGATTTACTGAAAGAAGAGTTTTAGTATATCAACTAGACTTTGTAATGAAGATGAAGTTTTATGGACCGACTGCAGATGTCAATGTTATTAGAGAAATTAATCTTGACTTTCATGACAAAGAAAATGCTACAAAAACATTTGAGCAGATGAACTTTACAGTAGGAAATACAGACACTGCTGAAAGCCATACTGTTACTACAACAATTATTGAAGGCGAATAATGGATAAAGATAAAATGATGAAAAACTTAGAGAAGAATGTCCCAGCAACATTAAAGGACAGGCCGATTAAGCTTGATAAAGATGTAAAAGATGATTATGATTTTTCTAGAAGAACATATCGAGATTTAATA